GGAATAGACCTGAGATAACAACGAGGTGAGAACCACATGCTGAAAGAAGCGAAGAAGGCCCTCCGCGTGACGGCCACGTATTTCGATTCCGAAATCGCGAGCCTGCTGATGGCCGGAGCGAACGACCTGGCGATCGCCGGCGTGCAGCTGCCGGGAGAGGTGACGTTCACTGTGACCAGCAGCGACACCGTGACGGACACGAGCACGCTGACGGATCCCCTGGCCATGCGGGCGGTGATCACCTACGCGGCGATGCGGTTCGGCAACCCGCCGAACTACCAGCAGCTGGCGGACAGCTATGACCTGCAGAAGGTGCAGCTGATGCACGCGGGCGCTTATACGGACTACGGCGATGAGGACGAGGCTGATGAGGCCGGATCCGGCACTGCCGGCGGGGAGGACGACAGCCATGATGAAGGCTAACGTGGTAGACCTGATCACGGTCAGCCCGGAAGCCGCAGGCGTCGGAACCGAGCCCACGGAAACGAAGCGCACGGTGCCCTGTGTGATCAAGTCCATCGGGATGCAGGAAGCCTACCAGGCGATGGGCATCGGACTGAATCCGGAGCTGAAGGTGGTGCTGGCCCATGACTTCGAGTACATGGGCGAGCGGATCTGCGAGATCGGCACCCAGCGGTACAGGATATTGCGGACCTACATCACCGAGACAGACGGGATCGAACTGACGCTGCAGCGGGAAGCCGGGAACGCGCTCCCACTGCCGACGCCTGAACCGACACCCGCGCCGAGTGCAGGAGGTGAATCCTGATGCCGAGCGAGTATGAGGCCCTGGTGGCGGCGCTGAAGCTGACCAGCATCCCCTTCGCGGAGTACGGCTGGAAGACCCGGCCGGAGGGCGCCTACGGCGTGGTGCAGCTGGACTTTGAAGCCGGCAGCCTGAACGGGGACGGAGCGAAAGCGGACCGGGCCTGGGAAGGCTCTGTCGATCTGTTCTATCCGAAGCTCAGCGACCGGACCGACCTGATCGACGAGGTGGAGGAAACGCTGGCGGAGGTCGTCGGCGACAGCTGGAGCCTGAACAGTACGCAGTATGAGACGGGCACCGGGCTGTTCCATGTCGAGTGGGTGTTCCAGTGCATGGACACGCCGGAGGACGAGCCGGAGGTGATACCGGATGCCGTACCAGATGAAGGTTGACGGGATGGCGGAGATCAGCGAACTGCTGGAAAAGATGGACAAGGAAGCGCCGGGAATAGCCGCCCAGGCGCTGTATGAGGGCGCCGGCATTATGTCGGCCGAGATCCGGAAGGGAGCGGAGACGATCAGGACCGCTCCTTTTAAGTATGCCAGGGAAGGCGAGCGGCTGCCGTCTCCGGAGGAAAAGGAGATCATTCTGCAGGCGGGCGCCGGCATCGCGAAGTTCGACAAGGGCGGGACGGAGGTCAACACCTCCGTGGGCTACCGGGCGAGCGGATACGCGGACCTAAACGGGAAGACCAAGCCGATCCCGCTGATTGTGAACGCCGTGAACTCAGGCACCAGCTTCATGAAGAAGCAGCCGTTTATCCGGAAGGCCGCGAACAGCGGATCGCCCAAAGCAATGGCAGCAATGAAGGCAAAGATCGAAAAAGCCTTCGAGGACATGAACAAGTAATTGGAGGAATACAACATGAATGCGAATGTCGGAATGGTTTATCCTGTAGCATCCGCTGTGTCGGCCTATACGCCCGGCACCAGCATCTCCTACGGCACCGGCTTCGTCGTGGCGGAAGCGGTCAGCGCGTCCCTTTCCTGGAACCGCGCGGACGGCCACTTCTACGGCGATGACGTGGAGCTGGACAGCGACAACGGCGTGCTGGGCTACACGATCAGCTTCGAGCCCAGCGGACTGACGGACAGCATCCGGAACAAGCTCCTGGGCGAACTGGTGGCCACCAATGAGTACACGATCACGGACGCGGCCGCGCCGGACGTGGGCTTCGGCTATATCCGCGTGATGCGGCTGAAGGGCACAAGCACCGTGACGACCAGCTATGAGGGCTGGTGGTTCTACAAGGTCAAGTTCGGCGTATCTTCTGAGGAGACCCGGACGAAAGAACAGAGCATTGAGTGGCGCGTGCCCACGCTGGAAGGCGTCGGCGCTGGCGTCAGCCTGGACAGCACCGGGGCGCTCTGCTTCGCCCAGCATAAGACCTTCACGTCCCTTGCGGACGCCAAGAGCTGGCTGAACGGCAAGGCCAGCATCACCTGATGACAAACGGGGGCGGGGGATGATCCTCCGCCTCCGGATTTTTTGCGTTTTGAAAGGGGTATAAGGGGTATGACGATCACACTGAAGGGGCGGGAGATCCCGCTTTTGTACACAACCTACGAGATGAAGACGATCCAGGAGGAGATCGCGCCGATCGGGAAGGCGATGAAGATCATCACCGGACGGAACCCGGACGACGAGGAGGACATGAGCCTGTACGGCGGGCCGGCGCACCTGGAGGCCGCCGCGAAGATGCTCCGGATCCTGGGCAACGCAGGCCTGGAAGAAGCCGGGGAAGACCCGAACCTCACGGACAAGTGGGTTATGCGGGCGATCCGGCCGGCAGAGCTGGCGGAGATCATCAACGCCTGCTTTGAGGCGATGAACGAGGGCATGAAGAGCGAGATCCCGGAGAAGGAAGAAACGGGACCCGTTGACGTGACCCTGGAGGAAATGAAAAAAAAAGAAGTGAAGGACGGCTGACGTACCTGATGGTTGTCAGCTGGGGACTGATCGCCGGGCTGACGTTTCCGGAAATCAACCGGATGCGGCCCGGGGCGGTCATGGACCTGTACATATACAGACGGAATTATGATGACGTGCAGCACGGCATCAGACGGAAACAGTGAGAGGGTGAGGAAATGGCATCAGGCGGCGTGAACGTCAAGATGGGCGTGAGCGGTGTCGCTCAGTTCAAGCAGGAAATCAACAAGGTAAAGCAAAGCCTGAAGACGGTCGACGAAGCCCTCAAGCTCAACGAGAAGGAATTCAAGGCGACCGGTGACGCCCAGGCCTACATGCAGACCAAGACGGAGCTGCTGAAGACCAAACTGGAAGAGCAGAAGAGCATCCTGCAGAACGCGGAGAAGGCGCTGCAGGAGATGACCGAAAAGGGCGTTGACAAGGCCAGCAAGGCGTTCCAGGACATGCAGCGGCAGGTGCTCCAGGCGAAGGGCGCCATGCTGGACACGGAGAACGAGCTGAACAACATCGGCGGTGCCGGGGAAGACGCGGCGAGCGGTGTCGAGGACATGAACGCCTCCCTGAAGGAAATCGGGAAGGGCGTCAGCTACCAGAACGTAACCAGCGGGATCAAGAGCATCACCGACGGCATGGAGAAGGCCCTCAAGAAGGCCATCGAGCTGGGCAAGGCGATCACCAAGGAGGTGCTGGGCGCCGGCAGCTGGGCGGATGACCTGCAGACGCGGGCGGCCTATTACGGGATCACGCCGGAAGAGCTGCAGCGGATGGAAAAGACCGCGACACTGATCGACACGCCTGTTGACGCGATCATCAACGCGAAGAAACGGCTGAAGAAAGCCACTTCCGCCGCCAGCGACGACACGATGGGCGTGTATGAGATGCTGGGGATTGACCCGTCCAAAGCGAAGGACGCGGACGACCTTTTCTGGAAGACCGGCAAGGCGATCATGGCCCTGGACGATGAATTCGCCCAGGAGGAATACGCGCAGAAACTGTTGGGCCGCAGCTGGAACGAACTGATCCCGATCTTCCAGGCCGGGCGCGAGGAATACGACAAGCTGAACGACAGCTGGAGCGTCGTCCCCCAGGAGAATATCGACAAGCTCCAGAAGATGGACGACCAGTACCAGAAGCTGAACTCGGAGCTGGAGACGGTCAAGATGACCTTCCTGAGCGAACTGGCGCCGGCGATCGAGGGCGTGATGACCACGATCACGGGGCTGCTGCAGGAGTTCAACAAGTACCTGCAGAGCGAAGACGGCCAGAAAATGATGGAAAGCCTGAGCAAGGCGGTGGAGAGCCTCTTCTCAGACCTGTCCAACATTGACCCGGAAGACGTGATCAACAATATCAAGGGCATTATCGAAAGCATCGAACAGGGCCTGCAGTGGATCATGGACAACAAGGACGGCATCGTGACCGCCATGAAGGGGATCTTTGCAGGCTGGGGCGCGCTGAAACTGGTCGGCGGCGCAGCGGACATGCTGAAGCTGATCAACGGGCTGAAGGGCCTGGGCGGAGGCGGCGGAGGCGTGAGCACGCTGACGGGCCTGGGAACAGGCGGAGCAGCAGGCGGAGGCGGCGGACTGATCGGCGCGGTCAGTTCGTTCTTCGGAAGCGGCGCGTTCCTGCCGTTTGCGACGGTGGCAGCGGCTGTACTGCCGGCAGAATTTGCGAGGCACGCAGACGAGGCCCGCTGGAAGGAACAGCAGGAACGGTGGAGCGCCGCAGGCGAAAAGCTGACCGGCGGGGACAAAGCATTTGTGAATGCGGCGGCCAAGACGATGGAAGATGTCTACAGGCCAAACGGGACCGCCTACGATTACCTGATAGGCCTGCAAAACAGGTCCGATCTCCAGAAGATGCAGCTCCACAACATGGTCGGAAGCGACACATGGACCTCGCTGATGGAGTTCTGGCGGACCGGCGGCGAGAATATGGCGGACTTCCAGGTGACTCAGCTGTTCCAGGATGTGGCGGACGCATACACGAAGATGGCGGAACATACGGGAGACGTCACAGGGGCGACGGAGAGCCAGGTGAAGTCGAACGACAAGATGACAGCGGCGGCTGAAAAGCTGAACACAACCGCCACCAACCTGCCGAGGTGGCTGGGCGAATCTATGAAACACATGACGGTCCAGATGGACGGCGAGGTCGTCGGGCGGGTTGTGTCTGATTATGTGGACGAAGCACTGGCGGCAAATCTTTATTGAGGTGAGCGGATATGATTCTACGCAGGCGTGTGGCGCTGGGAGGTGTGCAGCTGGACGAGCTGGACGAGCGGATCGTGATCTCCGGCATTGAGGAAGGCACCGGCGCGGTTTCCGTCAGCTCCGTGGAAACGGTGAACGCGGACGGCAAGCGGGTGACGCGGAAAAAGCGTGACTCGCTGGACGTTGCGGTGAAATTCCTGATGAACATCCGCAAGGACGAGATGGCGGAGCGGGCGCTGCTGCTGGAGAAGATCAACGGCTGGGCAAGTGGCGGCGGGATCCTGACCGTGGCCCACCGGCCGGACAGGCGGCTTGTGGTATTCCTGAACCGGGCGCCGGGCGGCGGCGAGATGTACAACTGGACGGACGAGTTTGAGCTGGGCTTCCAGGCGCTGAGCGTGCCCTACTGGGAGGACGCGGTGGCGACCAGCGTTTCCTCCGGCGTGACCACCGGCGGGACGCTGTGGCTGGACGTGCCCGGAAACACGAAAACCGTGGTGGACGTGGACATCCAGAACATGAGCGGAACGAACAACCGGAATGTCTGGGTGAATATCGCCGGGCAGGAGATCCGGATCAGCGGGACACAGATCGCGGCCGGCAGGACGATCCGGATCAGCCATCCGAACGACGGCATGGAGACCTACCTGAAGATTACGGACGGCGTGCGCTCCTTGCTGGCGTTCAGGACGGGCGCGGATGACCTGGTGGTATCGCCCGGGTCGAACAGGATCACATTCGGAGCGGACCGCGCCGTGAAGGTGACGGCGAGCGTAAGGGGTCGGTATTTATGATCAGAGTGATTGTGGACAGCGGCGCGGCGCATGACGGGGTCAACGATCCGGGCGTCGGCGGGCTGTTCAAGGCGGAGAAGTTCCAGCTGAACCTGACGGAGCGCTCAAGCACGGCCGCGATCACAGTCGGGCCGGACGCGCCGGAGATCTCCATCGGCGACCTGCTGCAGGATCTTAAAGACCCGGGCGCGGGCATCGTCTGGCGGGTGAAAAGCATCAGCCGGGACTACGTGAACAAGACGCGCACGGTGAACTGCGAGCACGCGATCTGCAGCCTGAAGGATTTCATCGCTTTCGGCGAGATCACGCCGGCGGTGGTGACAGGGAACGCGAGCGCCACGGAGTGCTCCAACCAGCAGATGATCCAGTACGCGCTGAACAAGCAATACCCTGATGTGGGCATCGGCGGGGAACTGAAGTTCGCCTGGCGCCTGGGCGGGCTCACGAGCCTGGTCAGTGCCGCGTATGAATTCAACAGTGACGATGTGTACAGCATCCTGGAAACCGTATCGAGCACGATGCACAGGCCCTGGTGGAGCTATTCCTTTGACGCCGGCGGGCAGAGCGGGGCGCTTTCGATCACGGAGCCGCCGGAGGATGTCGTCTGCGAGCTGCGGCTGAGCCGGAACATGCAGAGCCTGCAGATTTCCGAGGACCGGAGCCGGATGTACACGCGGATCTTCCCGATCGGGAAAGAAGACCTGCGGCTGAGCGAGCAGTACCTGCAGAAAAACCAGACGGTCTACGGGCTCATTGATCACACGGAGACCAACGAGAGCATGACCACGGAAGCGAGCCTGCGGAAATGGGCCCAGGAGGAGCTGGACAAATACTGCGAGCCGGTGCTGACGATCACCGTGAACGCCCGGGACCTGAGCGGGATCACCGGAGAAGACCTGGACAGGCTTCAGCTTGGCGCCAACTGCCGGATCGTGCTGCCGGATGAGGGGAAAACGATCATCCAGCAGATTGTGAGCCTGAAATGGAACGACAAGGAGAACGACCCGACCAACGTCCAGATCCAGCTGGCGAACGTGAAGGACGAGGCCACGGCGATCATCAAAAGGCAGGCGAAGCAGGCGAAGTCCGGCGGACGGAGCAGGGCGACCACCTCTTCCAAGAACTCCAAGAAAATCGAAACTTCCCTGAAGGACGTGATCCTGACCGGGCCGGTGAACAATGTCTATACGCTGAAAAAACAGTATAACTCCGGCACGATCCAGCAAATAGGAACTTTTAGCCGGGCCGTTACCAGCTGGAGAGCGTCCGCGTCTGCCGGGCGCATCAGGGTGACGGCGGTGCCTCAGGAGCAGACAAAAGAGATCCGGGTGAAGCAGGGCGACATGACACTGGAAGGGTCCATTTTCCGTGGGCCGATCCTGTACTCCTCGAACGACGGATACAGCTGGACAGACTCCGGCGCCCAGATCGTGGTGGTGGCGGATCCGGTGACCAGGAACGTCAATCTGGCGGACCCGGTGTGGACAAGGACGCCGAGTTCCTCTATTACAGGAAACTCGAACACGGCCACGGTGACCACAACCGGGCGGAATCCTCCTGTTTCCAAATCAATAACCATTTTCCTGAATCGCGGGGACTGGTCCGGCGGAACAAGGTACATATACGCCACATACGGAGACTCCTCAGAGGATCACCGGGTGGCGCGGATCGATGTCGACGCGCACATGTATGACCCCAGCTGGGCGACGGCGCCGAGCGCAAGCATCACCGGCAACAGCAACACTGTGACGGTAAGTGCTGCAACAGGACAGTCAAAAGCAATCCAGCTGATCATGACGCGCGGGGACAGCTGGTCCAACGGGACAAGGTACGTATACGTCAACCAGGTCAACTCTGACGAGTCGAACAGGGTGGCGCGGATCGACGTAACCATCCCGAACCCGACGAACCTGTCGAGCATTACGACCTACGGCAACACCCCGCCCAGCGGCGGGTACAGTTTCGGCCAGCTGAGCAAGGGCGGGATCACCGCAGGCAAATATATGAGCATGACGGCCCGGTTCGGCGGGAAAACATTCACATTCTACTTCCAGGTAGTGGCATAAGGAGGAAAACATGGAACGGGATGAGCTGCTCGAAAAGATGAGCAAGGCATACGACGAACTGCAGAACCTTGTGGTTCAGCCGACAGAGGGGAACATCAGGATCCTGATGGATGTGATGGAAGCCATGAAAGCGGCTTACGCTGAACTTGATACAGAAAAGAACCCGGAGGTGGACGAGAATGTTTCAGGTTGACTATGACACGATGGCGATCACGATGCACCAGGGAGACACCGGGAGCTTCAAGGTCGGCGCGACGCGGGAAAGCGGAGCCGCATGGACCGAGGACGACCGGATGCAGTTCACGGTGATGAACGGCCAGGGCGAGATCGTGATGCAGCGGTATTACCGGCTGGACGACCAGTATGACCTGGGCGACGGCAAGGTGCTGGTGGAATTCCACAACGATGACACGGACACATGGCCGGCGGGCACCTATTCAACGGAGCTGCGGTTCAACGTTTCACCGGTGTGGGACAGCGAGACGATCCCGACCGGCAGGTGCGAGAACGCGCTGGTGGAGGGGATTGCCCACATGATTGAGGGCGACGTGGTGCGGACACAGATCCAGAGCACACTGACGATTTCCGGCATCCTGGGCGAGATTTAATAATAGGAGGACATGAGCATGGCACCTGAAAACGATCTGAACGAAGAAGTGGAAGTTGTGGTCCAGGATTCCGATGTGATCACGGTCCCGATTGACGCGACTCTGAGCAACTCGAACGAAGCGGCGGACGCGAAGGCCGTGGGCGACGCGCTGGCGCTGAAGGCGGACAAGAGCGAGCTTTCCGCAGCGATCACCGTGAACGGCCAGGGCGCGGACGCCCAGGGCGCGATCCTGGTGGACGGCACCGATATTCCCATGAGCGGAACGGATCAGACCACGCTGAAGGCCGCCATCGAGGCCGTGGACGGCAAGACCGCTGCGGACATCAAGATGAGCACGGCCTCCGGCGCGAAGACGATCTCCCAGGCGATCAGCGACGTGGGCAGCGAGACGGCTGAGGACATCATGATGGCAGCCGGGAGCCAGGTCAGCGTGGCGCAGAAGATCGGCGCGGTGGAAGCGGTCGGCACCAGCAACTCTAACGCCATCGCGACCCTGCAGGCGAAGACCGGCGACAGCATCCCGATCAGTTCCGAAGACGAGACGCCGATCTCCCAGGCGGTTGCCATGCGGGTGAAGACCGTGAACGGCCAGCTGCCGGACGATGACGGCAACGTGGACGTGGATCACGCGCTGACGGCGGACAACCTGACCAGCAACGCCAGCCAGAACAGTGTGGGCTCCTTTGTGCGGCGGACCTCCGGCGGGACGGCGTCCATCAATACGGGAAGCGCCTGGATGAGCCAGATCCGGGGCAACCGGACGCACGTGGGCTATGTGCCGGAAGCGCTGAGCATGACCGTGAACGCGGCCCCGCGGGAAGAGGGCGAGACGCCGATCACCGCGACGATTGACCGCGACACGTTTGTGGCCTATGTGCAGGCCAGCGGCACCTATACGCTGACCTATACCACCGGCTGGGACGCGGATCCGGCGCTGTACGGCGTAACGGTCACCGGCGACCCGATCAGCGGCGACGTGATCGTGATCTCCTACACGATGGAGAACCGCGGGACGATCATCCAGAGCGATCCCCAGAGCTTTGTCTCCACGGGCTGGAACCTGTACAACCACGACGTGGGCTATGCCATCGGCCTGAAGTACGCGGAGACCGCCATGTTCCGGATCGCCGGCACGTATACGGCGGTGAAGTTCTCCTCGACGATTGACGGCACGAAGACCACGATCACGCCGGTGGACGGGCTTTTCACGATCAGCGCCAGCGGCTATATCTGGGTGGAGGGCGGCAACGACACGGACACCGAGCTGTTCATGACCTGGAGCGACTGGGTGGAGGCGGAGGACGCGCCGAGCGCGTTTGAGGCGTATACGGAGGACGTGATCGACCTGTCGGGCCTCATGGAGGACCATTTCCCCTACGGCCTGCTGCGGGTGGCGGACGTGCGGGATGAGATCGACTTCAACACCGGGATCGCCACCAGCTACGTGCAGCGCCTGGCCTACAGCGCGGAGAACCTGGCGACGGCGGAGGCTTCCGGGCTGGCCTATGAGTATGACACGAACTACATCTACCTGGAGCGGGCGACGCCGGTCGAGTACGACCTGGACGAATACGACCTGAGCGGAATGTACAACGCGAACGACCACGGCCTGGAGTATTTCACAGACTCCGACATCGCGGTGTATGCGATCATCATTTACGGCAATAACCTGAAGAACAAACTGGAGCGGGACGTGCTGACGAAGTCTTCCGACCTGGTGGACAACCTCACCACCAACGACGGGACAAAGGCGCTGAGCGCAAAGCAGGGTTATTTGTTAAATAGCAATATAGCGAATAAAATATCTGTAATGCCTGCCGGAAATTATACTTTCAACACTTGTTGGGATGCGTCAACGTATGGCGGTCTCGCCCGTGCAAGAATCTTTATCAACACAAAAGGAAGAACACGGTCAAATATCACCGCACAAACTGAAGGAACACCAACTGTTGTATCTGCTAATTCAAATGGCTATTACATTGAAGTAATGTCTGAAAATACAACGTTGAAAGGGAAATTTGTCAGCATATCGTTTACGTTAACGTAAATCGTTAAATTGCTAAAATAAGTCACTAACTCGCACAACTTTGCACGCGTGTGAAATGGTCCGCCGGGGCCGTCGCACGCGTGCGATTTTTATGGAGGTGAAACCATGAACGATGAGATCGAGAGGCTGAACAAGAAGCTGAAGAAGATCAAGGGCAACGATCCGATCAGCCGGGCCAGGAAGGCCGCGCTGCTGGCGGAGATCTGCCGGCTGCAGGCAGGTGGCTGATCATGTCCTGGTGGGTGTGGGCCCTGATCGGGAGCGCTGCGGTGCTGCTGATCGTGGACTGGATCATTGTGATGGGGGTAAACCCGCGGAAATGGAAAGGGGGTATGCGGGAGTATGAACACAGCGAACTACGTGGACAATCTGGTCGCAAACCTAAAGGCAGAAGGTAAGAGCGTGCAGGAGATCGTCTGGCAGGCCGCGCTGGCCTGTGTGGACTGGTCGTATGTATACTCCGCCTGGGGCGCTGAATGTACGCCTTCAGAGCGGCGGAAACGCTACAAGATGTGCCCGTCCCATGAGACGATCAAGACCAAGTGCAAGGCCTTCGACAGCGGCGACTGCTCCGGGTGCAAATGGTTCCCGGGCGGGGAGCGGACGCGGTGCTTCGACTGCCGGGGCTTCACGGACTGGTGCCTGAAGCAGGTCGGCTTCGACCTGTACGGCGACACCTGCTCGACACAGTGGAACCACAGCGCGAACTGGAAGGCGAAAGGCGAGATCGCCACCATGCCGGCGGACACGCTGTGCTGCCTGTTTGTGTACAAGGGCGGCAAATGGACGCATACCGGCTTCGGGCTGAACAACGAGACCGTTGAGTGCTCATCCGGTGTGCAGCATTTCACCTCCAGGAACAAGAAGTGGACGCACTGGGCCGTCCCGGCCTGTATCGGCGGGGATATTCCGACACCGACGCCCACACCGACGCCGACACCGAGCAAGCACTCAACCCTCAGACGCGGCGACAAGGGGCCGGAGGTTGTGGAGCTGCAGACCGACCTGGTGCAGCTGGGCTATGGTATCGGCCCGCTGGGCATCGACGGCGACTACGGCCGGGCCACGAAGGCCGCGGTGGAACAGTTCCAGCTGGATCATCCGCCGCTGGTGGTGGACGGCATCTGCGGGCCGGCGACCTGGGCGGCCATCGAGAAAGCACTGGCGGATCAGGACGATCAGCCGGTGCCGGTGATCACCTATTCCGTGCTGATCAAGGGCCTGAGCCTGGACGAGGCGAAACGGATCTGCGAGCAGTACCCGACGGCTGAAATCATAGAAGGGAGTGCTGCCAAATGAGTATCTATCAGTGGCTGTGCGTGCTGGGGATCCCGGGACTCGTGGCCACATGCATGGGGTTCGTCATTTCTCAGATCAAACAGATCAAGGCCATTAAACTGGGCCTGCAGGCTTTACTCCGGGACCGGCTCCTGCAGGCCTACGAATTTTACGGTCACCGCGGCTGGGCGAACTACGACGAGAAGCAGAACGTGCTGAACATCTACACCCAGTACGAGGCGCTGGGCCCGAACGGGATCATGCACCAGAAGCACATGAAATTTTTAACCCTGCCGGATGAGGCACCAAATCAAAATAACGGAGGGACACATGAATGAAGAAGGATTGGAAGAAATTCATCATCGCAGCGCTGATCCGGGCGGTCCGGACGTTTGCGCAGACATTCGTCGGCTTTATTGCGGTGGGGGCAGCGCTGGAGGAGGTACAGTGGCTCCGTGCACTTTCTGTGAGTGGTGCGGCATCTGTCCTCAGCATTTTGACGAGCCTGGCCACCGGGTTGCCGGAGGCT